GTGATCCGCTTGGGATTGTATTATAAAAATTATATCATTGATTATCAAATAGTTATTTTATGTTTTTATTTAATGGTATCACATTAGTATCCTTTTTATGGCTATAATCTTTTCTTCGTACCTCCAAGAATCATCTATCATATTTCCTTTTCCAGAGCATAGCCATTTAACATTAAGCATAGGGAAAGCATCTGATATACGTGCTATCAAATCGCTTCCTATTGTTCCTTTACTTTTTCCTTTTTTGTCCGAGTTGCTGATGTATCCGTTTCCTAATCCGCAATAAGCTTCAAAGGAGCTATATCCCTTTATTACCTTTAATTCCGTTTTTGCGTATTCGATAAATATCTTTAGTCGGTCTATTGCTCTTTCCTCTTGTGTTTCCTTTTTCTTCATTTAACAAGTCTTGATTTAGACTACGCAAATCAAATGTATTAGTCATAGTATGTTCCTTTTTACAGGGAATGATTTGCATGCCGTATAAAATGTGTAAAATTTCTAATTCTTCAACTAAGATGCTATCTACAGCAGTGGTGAGTCTTTCTTTTAGATTTTTCATTTTTTGTTACTCAGGCTTTTTTTTTGATAACATCTATCTTTTGTTTATTGTTTAAGCGGGAGATTGCATCTTTAATGCTTTTTTAAGTTCTTCTATTTCTGAAAGCTGTCTTTTTATTATTTTTTTTAGGACTTTTATGGTATCTCGGTCTTCTTCCAGTTGTGTTACTGCTATCTCTAAATCTTTTTTAATGTCATCTTGCTCCTTGTCTGAAATAATGTTAACTTTTGAACTTTCAACTTGTAAGCTTTCTTCAAAGAACATGCTTCCTCTTCCTGTCAATATATATCCAGAGTTTATATTATTGTAATGTGAGCATACATAGCTTACAACATCTATTTGTATGCTATTTCTTCCATTCCTTGCATTGGAAAGTTTTTGTTTGGTCAAATCTGGAATCTCTTTACATAAAGAGGCTCCGCTTATACCGACTTTGTCAAGTACTTCAAAAAACCTTTTTGTGACATCATCCATAATTTTTCACTTTTTATTTTGTAGTACAGAAAATGTGTACTATATTTGTCGCCGTAACAAGTAGCAGTTGTTCAATTGACATTGTTTATACTTACCCCTTTCGGGATAATTATATGAGATGAATCCTGTGATAGCTGCTACCTATTACGGGATTCATTCTTTATATAAAATACAATCGGTCAATGGACATACTTAATATACCAATAGATATAATCAAAAGATACAAGGCAAGCAAGGCTGAAAAAGAATTGCTTGCCTTTGCTATTGGTATCAAGTGTCTGTATTCAAATTCTGTACTTACCGATGTAACCCCTTATAAAGTGATGAAACTGTTTCATGTTTCTCACGATAAAGCCAAACGCCTTATTAACGGAGCGTTAAACGACAGTTTTCTGTTTTCCGTAAAAGGAGGCAGCTTTCTTGCAAACACTTTTAAAAGCAAGGAAATCAAAAGGTCAATAGGGCGTACGCCTTTTATTTACACCTCTGATTATTGCTATAAACTGAATAAGAAGGAATATTCAATTCGCATGCTTGTGCATGAGCTGAACTGTATTATGCTTCTTTGTGCAGTCAACTCTATTGATAGAGACAACTTTCCGCAGAGTAACGGGAAATCGAAACAAAAACGTTGTGCCCTTACCAAAGATTTGACTTTGCGCAAACTTGGAAATATATCCGGTTCAAGCAAAAGTACCGCACACAGATTGATGAATGAAATGTTCCGAAACGGAGTAATCTCCAAGACAAGGGCGCACGGGGAAATGGTTATCCATACCGTGAATGCCAACACCGTTGAAGAGTGGCGCAAAAGAACGGGAAGGAAACATTTTATCTATAACCCCAAAGACGGAAGCGGATGGATTGTCATTCCTTGTTCTTACTCTATATGCGACAGAGGGACTACCGAGAAATATAAGCACGTTATTTATAATCACAAGAAGCGTGTAGAATCAGCAAATCTCAAAGTGTCCAAGCATCCTGTTTATGAAAATCCGTTTGATAATCCCATTAACGCTGCTTATTTATGATATTTCTATTTTGGGAACATATATTATTTACAGAGAGAATGGGATTATACAGCGTATATAAACACATACGTGCGTGATAATTTAACATATAAAATACCAAGACAATGAGTAAATATATAGCATATACAGACGGAGGATGTCAAAACACATCAGTGTATGGAGAGGGAGGTTCAGCCTATCTGATAATCCATAGGGGAGAAGTTGTAAAAACCGCTTCAAAGGGCTTTCTTTATACGACCAATAACCGTATGGAAATGCTTGCTATCATAAGCGCTGTTTGTTCCGTCCCCGAAGGTTCTGACCTAACCGTGTATTCAGACAGCAAATATGCAATCAACGTCTTTTCTGGTATTTGGAAGCCGAAGAAAAACACAGATTTGATAATCAAATACAACGAACGGGTAAAGACACTTAGCTCTGTATGTTTTCGCTGAGTAAAAGGACATGATGGAGACAAATACAATGAAATGGTTGACTCCATATGTACAAACTCCATGAATGATATAGTCCGATTACACAACCTTCCAAATGACAGGTTTAAAAAAGTGAAAGTACAGCTATCCTTTAAATTCGAATAATAACCGATTGTACAACATTTCAAAGACCAATTTTTAGACATGTTTTTATGTCTTGGCTAAACATGTTTTATAACATACATATTTTCTGTACCTTTTCTTTTTGGTACAAAATAAATGTACTATCTTTGCAGTGTTCTTAGAACGAAAGAACGACAGCAACAAGGCATAAAAAACAGAAGCAACTATAAAAGCCGCTTATCTTTTGTTTTTACATCGGCGAATATAGTGTATTTTCTATATAAAAGCAAATAAAATGAGAAAATTTATATAATAAATGATATGAAAATAACAAGAGAAGATATTTTGAAGATTAAACCAGGGACTTCGCTTACTGTACGTCTAAGTGATTACAGAGCTTGCGATTCAGCGAGAGCTGTTGCTTATAGAGCCGCGTTAGCAGACCCAAGACCGGATGTAGAGAGATATAAGGTGTCTATTAATACGAAAACATGGGAAATTACAATTACAGCCGTTAAAAAGTTATGACTCGCACAGAAGCAAGAATATTAGCAGAAGAACTGTACAAACTTATGCGCAAGGACGTGAAAAGGATTGTAGAGGAAACAGTGATTGAATGTTCGGATGAATGGGTTGGGGTAGGAGAGGCTGCTAATATTCTTGGGTGCAGTGTTGGTACTTTGTATAACAATATATCTAATATTCCTCATACAAAAAACGGTAGACTTCTTCGATTTAAGAAATCGGCATTGATTAAATATTTGGAAAGATGAAACCCTATAGCTTAAACAGAATCACTTCTCTTCTTCTTCGGATTGCTCTAATAATAGCAATAATGGCGGGATGTATATACAGCAGCCGTGTAGAATACAACGATGATGTATTATCTGGCATGAGTTCCGATAAGTATGACTTCATCAGAAGCCGGATAAACGACAGCTCACGGTCGGCGGTAGTATCTGAATATATGAACAACAAGCAGTATTACGACAGTCTTGACTATTAAAACCGCGTTGTGTGAACAACGCTCCTTCCTCTTAGCTCAGACAGGCAGAGCATCGCTATGGTTACTTGTTCGAAGGTTTAGTATCCGGTAATTTCCGGTTAGCGAAGGTCGCACGTTCGAGTCGTGCAGAGGGAGCAAAATACATAGTTCTTTGACGTATTGAATGTGAAATAAGGTTTAAGTATTTGATATTTAGACTTATTTCAATATAACCGAGGATTACGGATAGCGGAAACGCGGGGACTCCGTATAGGCTTGGTTATCGTGATTGTCTCTTCGCACCGAAATGTCCTACGGTAAAGAGTATGCGGTTTGGGCGTCCGTATCGCAAGAGACAAAGGTCATAAAGACAACATAAGCGTCCGATACAGTCTTAAATCGGTATAAAGTATGCGGTGGTAATGAAAGGCGCCCGTACACGCTTATTATATATAATCCCGTGGCTCACCCTAAGGCGAGTGGTAAGGCTTAACATCGGAACGCTCACGGGAACGATAAAACAGATAGTACTCATTTTAAAAAACAAGCAATATGAAAAAAATTACAGAAATGACCGAGCAAGAAATCCTTGCATTAACGGATGAAGATGTACAGAAAATGATAAAACTCCGGATGATGGAGGAAGGCATTAAAATCATGGATAGGCCGCAGGCTCCTGAACTGTTTGATATTGAACCGGGTGATTTGAAAGTTTTCACCATTCCATTTCTTGGAGATTTTGCTTTTACAAGCATAGAAGAAGCGAATGCGGTTGCAGAAGCATTGCGAAATGCAAAAACTCTGCGTAAGGTTGAATATGATTGGAGTAAAACAGGAAGTGATTATAAGTATCTTGTCAAGAAAGAGAAATATTCTTATTCCAACAGCCCCGATTTCTCTGTCAATTCAGATTTTGTGTATTCCCAAGAACTCTATACCAAAATTTCCGGTTTTTTGGCGCAGAACAAGGTACTGAAAGAGCAAGCCCAGAAAGACAAAGAGGAATATGATGTGCAGTTAGGCGAAGCTTCGGAAATTATTTCGGAAATACACAGCCGACTTAAAGAAGTCAAGGCAAAATACAAGAGATTAGAATGGTTAGTTTACAAATTTGCTTCCGACTACTATCCGCTTTCTGATAACAACGAGGACATGGCAATAAAATTCATGGATAAAGCGTATTCCTTAAATTATGAAGAAAAAGAGTATATCTTATCAGAATATAGTAAGTACGATAACCCCGTGGAGGCATAACCTTGCATTAGGAGTTAATTAGAGTATTTTTCAAATCCCGTCCACGTGCTGGTCGGGAAACACTGCGACATGGTGGAATGGTAGACGCAGCACTCTATGATAGGAATGTCAAATCTTAGATGTGTGGAGCTTGACAACTCGTCCCGGTTCGAGTCCGGGTGTCGCAACATCTTCACTACAGATGAAGTATTTGTTTAGTCGTAGCCGGGCGGTCTGTGAAGATAGTCCGGCTTTTTCTTGAAACCAATTAATAACAATCATATGAAAACATTACAATTAAGTGAACAAAAAGCCCGTGAACTATATCGGAGCGGTTCAAAAGAATTAAAAACAGTATTGGAAGAATCTTTTGGAAAGGATTTCTTTTCACAAGACGTTACAGAAAGAGTGAAAACCTACCTTGATGCTTGCCACGAGTTGGGAAGGGAACCACTCGATGAGAAAAAGCTATTGGAGTTAGGCTTGACGGAACACGATATTGCTTATCAAAAGCTGGCTATCGTTACGGAAGCTCTAAATGGAGGTCAGAAACTTAATGTATGCAATGCTAACGTGAAACGCTGGTATCCGTGGTTCAAGCCTAATGGGTCTCCTTCCTCTTTCGCTTTCTGCGCTTCGTATTACGATTATGCGTGTGCGGCTGCGGGTAGCGGGTCTCGCCTTTGTTTGAAAAGCGAAAATCTTTCCAATTATTGCGGGAAGCAATTCATTGATTTGTGGAAACAATTTATTCTATAACCCTATAAACTTACAATTATGACTTTAAATGTAGATAAAAAGAACGCTTTAAAGGCTTGGAGAGAAGCGGACAATAAAGGAAAGCAGATGCTTGAAAATCTATACGGCAAAGAAATATTTGCCAATCAAAACGTAATGGATAGAATCAAAACGTTTGAAGACGCAATGGAAGAAACAGGAAGAAAAGGTGTCCCTGATTTTTCAGATTTACCCAAAGACATGCGCAGGCATTTCATTGCGTTATATAAAATGGAAGTTATTACGGAAGCTCTGAATGAAGGCTGGAAAGCAGACTGGGATAACTCGGATGAGAACAAGTATTATCCCTATTTCATTATGTCTCCTTCCTCTTTCGCTTTCTGCGCTTCGTATTACGATTATGCGTGTGCGGCTGCGGGTAGCGGGTCTCGCCTTTGTTATAAAACACGCGAACTTGCGGAATATTCGGCAAAACAATTTATTGACATTTGGAAAGACATCCAGATAGGATAAGCATACAAAGGTCGTCTGCCCTTGTCTCCTTCCTCTTAAAAATAAATTATGGAACAAGAAATTTGGAAAGATATAATTGGATATGAAGGGATATATCAAATATCCAGTTTAGGTAGAGTAAAATCTGTGAGCAGATATGTAAACCATATAAATGGAGTAAGACATGTTCATAGTAAAATTTTAAAGCCTAATAGTTGTTCTCTTTATTTAAATATTAGTCTTAGTAGAAAATGTGTAATGAATAGATTCACTATACATAGGCTTGTAGCTAAAGCTTTTATTCCTAACCCTAATAATCTTCCACAAGTTAATCATAGAGACGGTAATAAATTTAATAATAAAGTAGAAAATCTTGAATGGTGTTCTTCCTCTGATAATCAAAAACACGCATATAGAATTGGGTTAAAAAAAACTCCTAATTTAGGCAGATTCGGCAGTCTAAATCATTCATCTAAAGTTATAATACAATATAGTTTAACAGGAGTGCCAATTCAAGAATACGGAAGCACAAGAGAGGCTTCCAGAGTTACTAAAATAAATCAAGGAACTATAGCAGCATGCGCAAGAGGGGAAAGAGCATCAGCCGGTTCTTATAAATGGAGATATAAATAACCAAATTCAGCCGCAGAAAAGGTCAGAGCTATTACCGTACTAAAAGCCGTGAGAGAAGCGAAGTGCGCACCGCTTCCCTTTAACCTTGTACGGGCGGTTTAAAAACAAAATACAATGGAAAATAAAGTGAAACAGTCTTCAAAGAATAAAGAGGAAAACCTCTTGAACGAAGATAGAAAAGCCTCTAATAAAAGGCTGAAACAATATTCCGCTCGTATTTCATTTGGATATACAGAAAAGAGCTTGGAAGAAGAAAGAAAGAACATCTGCCTTAGTCAAGGACTATCAAGATATTGCTAAACTTAATATTATAAAATTATGCCAATCGTAAAAAAGAATGACGTTCTACCTGAACGTCCTGTTATTATTGTACTTTATGGAGTACCGGGAAGTGGGAAAACAAGTGTTGCTACAACAGCCGATACCCCCTTATTGATTGATTGCGACAGAGGTGCAGACCGAGCAGTACAGCGTTGTGATACTATAATGGCTAAAAACTGGAAAGACATAGATAGTGAGCGGGAAGCAATGAAAGAGTATAAAACAATTATAGTTGATACAGCCAAGTCTATGCTTGACGATTATTTGAGCCAATATGCCATTGAAAACAACTATAAGTTAAAAACAAATTCTTTAAAACGTTTCGGACAGATGGGCGAAGATTTCAAAGAGTTCGTCAATTTTCTTCGTTCAAATGGCTCTGATATAATATTTATCTGCCATGATAAAGAAACTGCAGATGGTGATGTGATAAAGCACTCTCCAGATTGTACCGGGCAATCTAAAGACCTGCTTGTTAGAATTGCAGATCAAGTTGGATATGTATTTATCCAAAATGGTAAACGCTGTATATCTTTTGCTCCGTTAGATAATTTTGTAGGGAAAAATGTTGCCGGGCTTGAAACTGTTACTATTCCAGATTATGGCACAACCCAATTTGATACTTGCATGTCTGACATTGTTTCAAAAGTCAAAATATCTATTCAAGGAAAAGGAGAAGCACAAGCAAAAGCCAACGAGCAGCTTGCAGCAATACGAGAGCAACTTGCGGCTGCAATGACTGATGAAGATATTATCTCATTGATGGAAGCAACCAAGACACTGCCTAAAATCATGCAATTGCCGTTCTTCTCTGAAATGCAAAAAAATCTTGCTACAAAAGGATACGCATTCGACAAGGACAAAAAAATGTTTATTAAAGCATGAAACCACTTATTAGGGTAACACAACTGGAAGCATTCCGAAAATACATAGAACAAAGCGATTACGCCAGTTATGAGATAACTGAACAATCGGTTATTGACAGTATATCAGGTGCATTTGAAGGCAATACATATACGAGAATTGGAAAAGCTTTTCATAAAATAGTGGAAGAAGGTACACCGAAATGCGAAAAGGTTAAAGCAGGTGAGCGTACCTTTCTTTATTACGGGAAAGAACAAAAGGAACAAATGCCAAGCGGACGAGCGTTTGACATTGAGAGAAACAAGATAATTCTTGACATACCACAATGTAAGGCCGCTCTTGCATACAGGAATGAACATCCTGATGCTTTTCATGAGATACGCCTTTATAAGGACTTTGGGAATGCTATTATAACAGGATGTGCCGATATGATAGATGGCGTAGAAATTAGGGATATTAAAACCAAATATTCTTATCCTATTGATGCCGATTACATAAATTCTTGCCAATGGAAATTTTATCTCCAATTATTCAATGCAGATATATTTCATTTTGATTTGTTCATATTTGAAGGATATGATAAAGAAAAGCATGGATATGATGTCAGAGGTATTCCGTTGAAACGTTATGATCCTGCAATAACATGCTATCGCTACGATGGCATGGAGCAGGATAATTATAATCTGCTTCGCTCATTTCTTGAATGGGCTGAATATAGAGATTTGACCAAGTATTTACTTAAAGAAACAATAGAATAGAAAATGAATTTAACCGGAAGCGTAAATTTGCTAAAGCTCGAAAAAGCGGGCATAGCAACAATCAAGAATAAGAAATGCGTTGTCATTCCGATAGAAGAAAACGACCTTTATGTAAGTATGGACGAGAACCTGAAAGCAAAAGCCGTCTATCTTAACGTTAATATTAATGAGCGTAGAGAGCCGAGCCAATACGGCAATACCCATTACTGCAAACAATACTTATCAAAGCAGTATAAGGATGCGAACAAGACAGAAGCAGAAGCCAAGTCAAAGGTTTACCTGGGCGACTTCAAGCCTTATGAGTTTGAGGGTTCCGGGAATGCTGCGGCTACGGTGGATGCACCATCCCTACAGACCGACGGGGAAGACGACCTCCCGTTCTGATGTGTAACCTATAAACATATAATATCATGCTGTACGAATTTAAGCTAAAAGTAAACAAGGTTAACGAGAAAGGCGATGAAAAGGAAGTCACCGAACATTACATAACTGATGATGAGCTTTTCGGTCATGTGGAATTGAAAGGCAATGAGCTATACAACGGTGAGTGTGATGTTTTCGCAATCAGCCGGAGTAAGATACGTGATATTGTTAATGAGAAACAGGAAGATGAGTTCTTCTATAAGGTTACTCTTGTTGAGATTTTCGTAGACGACAACGGGAAAGAAAAAGAGAACAAGTATTGTGTTCTAATAGCTGCAAAAGACATGGACGATGCCAACAAAAAGGCAGCGGAATACATGAAACAGGGGCTTCAAGATATGAAGCTGGACGCTATTGCAAAGACAAAGATTTTAGACTTGATATAATTAACCGAAAGCCCTCTGCTCACGCAGAAGTCCCGTGAAAGGTTCGGGTTAAGTGATTTAATTTCAGCTAACAGTTAACTATCCCGGTGTGGCTTGACCGCCTATCCGGGAACTATTTGTTAACCTGCCTGTCCGGTCTGTGAAGATTGGGCGGGCAAAAATGGTGGTATGGCGGAACAACGAGAGACGCTAAAGTGAAGCTCTTATAGATAGGTTGGTAAGTCAATGTGTTACGGTTAGCCGTAAAAAAAAATTCAAACCACTGAGTTAATAACGGGTAATGCCGAATAGACCGCAATGTCAATGAATAAACTACTTGGTGAAAGTCCAAGAAAAACTCCTATCATGCAGGTGCAAGTCCTGCTACCACCTCATAAATGTGAGCCACACATAAATGGCAAGGGTTAGTAAATAATGGTTGTGCCCCGGAGAATACGCTTCGGGGCTTTAATAAAAAACATCATGGAAACAAAAGAAATTACCAAGACTATTTACATTGCAAATGACGGGAAAGAGTTCTTAACGAAAGAAGATTGCGAAAAGCATGAAAGGTTTGTTGAAGAAATACTTTCACGTATTAAGTATTTCTGTATCAGATGTAATCCTGACTTAACAGAAACAGGAAATTTCTCTCATAAAATATATGTGGCTGTGTTTTCTAAACATTACCTATATAAAGATATTGCATTTCAATGGGCTTTAAAGAAGTTTGGTACTTACTTAGGGGAAAGCGTAATGGGATATGGCTTCCAACCCCATTTTAATGTAAGTGAAGTTTCTAAAGAAGAATATGAAGAATGCCCTGCTACTGTTTGGGGAGGTACTTCATTGAAGAGTGAGAAAATATTCCTTAGTCCTAAATCAGTAGAGGGATTTCCTGAAAACATTGACTACATGAAGGAATGGGGATTTAAATAAAAACTTGAATGAAACTTACAATAACCAAATCCGAAGGTGCAATCATTCAGAAGCTTATCGCAGACCTAAAGTCAGACATTCATAATTTTGGAGGTGACAGCAAGCAGGCAGAGCGTCTAAGCAAGTTGAACAAGAAGATTGCAAGGCAGATAAAGAAACAATACAAGACATGAGTCCTTACGTAATAACTTCTGCGGTTCTTATTACTTATGACGGAAAGAAGATACCATTGGAAAACATAGAGAGTGAAATAATGACCCGACCTATCCAGTTGACTAAGGAGAGGATACTCGATGCTTTCTCCATGATGAAAGATAAGCCGGTGGATGTTGAACTTAAAGTAAAATATATATGAGACATTTAGAAGATTCTCTCCAAAAATCTATAATTAAATATTGGGACTTGAAATATCCCAAATGGAAGAAAAGGCTGGTTCATGCTCCTAATGGAGGAAAGCGCAACGCAATCGAAGCAGCAAAGTTCAAGCAGATGGGCGTTCGTGCAGGATTCCCCGATTTGATACTTCTTATACCGAATAAGTTTTATCCTTTCTGTGGGGTGGAATTAAAGACTAAAACAGGCAGGCAGTCGGAGAATCAGAAAGCCTATCAAAAGGAGTTTGAAAGTATCGGCGCTAAATATGTCGTTGTCCGGTCACTTGACGAGTTTATAGAAGTGGTAACTGATTATTTGAAAGAAATTTGATTTTTCCTTTGGCATTTTGGTTTGAGTTAGTATCTTTGCGGTGTTTTCCCGCCAAGAAAACATCTTTATTAGCTTAGATGCATGGATTTTTTATATCCATTCGACAGATTATATCTATAAATATAGGCTGTTCGTATTCCCTTGTGAACTATGTATCTTTGCAGATAGTAGTGTTTCTTGGCGGAAAACAGGGAAGCGGACAGCTTTCTTTTTATACATAACTCAAATTCTAATCACAATGCCAAGAAACTTAGAATTAGAGAACGGGCGAATAATATGTACCCCACAATCTACGTTAGTTGCTAACGAGAAAGCGACATTCTTATCTTTAAAAAGTACAAATGATGAAATCAGAAAGTATTTTATTGCTGTACTTAATCTATCCAAATCAAAGGAAAAATATCCCGTAAATCTTGATGATGTATGGATGCTGGTATATGGAAGGAAGCAAGAAGCTGTTAGGGCTTTAACTTCTGAAATATTCATCCAAGACATTGATTATCAAGTTTTGCGCCAAAAAGCGGAAAACCCCAAAGGCGGCAGACCAACAATAGAATACCACCTCTCCGTCTCCTGCTTAGAATACTTTATCGCCCGCAAAGTTCGCCCCGTATTTGACGTGTACCGTGAAGTCTTTCACAAGGTGAACGAAATTGCACCAAAGGTTGCCAAGTCAAGTGCAGCCGACAAGCGGAAAATCGCAAAGCTTGAAAAGGAATTGGAGTTTACGAAAAAACTTCTCGAATGGACAAGATGGAGCGAACGCAGGGAGATTGAATTAAAATGCTCGTGCTTCTCTTTCCTCGTAAAGACGAAGCAGTACGATAAGTGGGCGGAATACAGAAAAACGGGAATAGTCAAGAAGTAACAGCCATGATTGAAATACTTATCGTGTTGGGTAGCCTTTTGTCGGGCTACCTCACTTTCCGAAAAAAGGGAGAGAAACTTTTCTATTGAGCAAAATCTAAAAATAAACAATAATATTTATGAATGAATTAGTTTTTAAAGGTCAGAATGACCAAGTATTAACCAACAGCTTATTGATAGCTGAAAAGTTTGGAAAAGAACATCAACATGTTTTGCGTGATATAAGAACTCTTATAGAGGGTATGTCCGAAATTGGTGATACCCCCATGTTTGTAGAGAGCACTTATATTAATGAGCAAAACAAGCAAGAATATCCGATATTTATAATGAATCGGGATGGGTTTACTCTTTTGACAATGGGTTTTAATGGCAAGAAGGCTCTTAAATTCAAATTAGAATATATCGCGGCTTTCAACGCAATGGAGAAAGCATTGAAAGAACAACAAAACAAAAAACTTTCTGGTGCAGAATTTCTTCTTGAGCAAGCAAAGTTAATGGTTGAGCAAGAACGCAGACTTTCAAATGTAGAGAATGAAATTGCGGCAATGAAGAAAGAGCGGGAAGAAAATGGGAAGCTGCTTTTATCTTTATCGTTATCACCGGAAGTAATACCTCAATTGTCGATACGAGACAATATCCGACAATTGGTAAATAGATACGCAGAGGCGACAAATACTTCTACTCGGGATGTGTATCACAAGATATATAACCAATTGTATTACCTATATCGCATATCAATAAACAACTATAAGAAAGTAAGGCGTGACGAATCAAAGCTTGAAATTGCAGAAAGAAACCATTTCCTTGACAAAGTATTCAATATTGCGTCAAACTTAGTTCGTGAGGCTAATATATCATGCTAACATTAATCAATTATACTAAAAATGAAAACAGACGTAAGAACAGTGTACCATTGCGAACACTGCAATAAAATATCACTCAATAAAGGAGCTATGACGTTACATGAGGATAAATGTAAGAGAAACCCCGTTAATAGGTCTTATTGTATAGGATGCAAGCACCTCACAGTAGAGGATATAGAATATAACGATAAACCTGATGAATGTGATTATGATGAGTTCACTCCAAGTGTAAGACCTCGCCGCAGATTTATATGCGATATAGACAACAAGGTAATGTATCATCCAAAAGTCAGAACGTTCAGTAAAGAGAAAAGAGAGCTGATATTTAGCATATCCCAAAAGCCTATGCCTAATGAGGTTGAAGAGTGCGATAATTTTGAAGACAGAATACCGGATTTACCTATTTAATCATGAGAAATAGTTTTGTTTTTTACAGTAGCTGGTGGGAAGCAATCAAGAATCTGCCGAGAGATGTTCAGGGAGACGTTCTCACAGCCATAATTGAGTATGGCTTATATGGAGAAACTACTGAACAACTAAAGCCGATTACGAAAGCGATGCTTGCTATGGCAAAATCACAAATAGACATTAATAATCAGAGGTTTGAGAACGGTAAAAAAGGTGGAAGGAAGAAACTAAATTACAACCAAAACCAAACCAAACAGGAACCAAAAGAGAACCAAAACCAAACCAAAGAAGAACCAAACAATAACCTAATTAATAATGAGAATGTAAATGAAAATGAGAATGAAGAGTATCCCCCCTATGCCCCCCAAAAAGGGGAATCCACATCACCAGAAAGCAACGAGGGCGATAAGATAAATTATAATGCTCTTATGGATACGTTCAACAAAATGTTTGGTGGAAAGCTCCCAAAGGTGACAATAATGACTGATAAACGTAAGAAAGCCGTAAAAGCAAGAGTCGCAGAATATGGGAAAGAGGCTATTATGACTGTTTTCAACAATGTTTCTCAATCAGCATTTCTTTTGGGGCATAATAACCAAAACTGGCATTGTGATTTCGACTGGATATTCAGACCGACAAATTTCATTAAGATTTTAGAAGGCAATTACAATGGAGAAAGACTTAGTAAAAATCAACAGAATAGCGAGCAGCGAAAACGTGATTCAGTTCTTGCAGTCGCTACAACAGTCAGAGAAGCTGCCGCAAAAAAAAGAAAGGAACTTGAAGCAGAGGGCGTTATTGAATAAATATCCTGACCCTGCACAATTCATACTTGATTACAATCCAGATTTGCAGTTCAAAATTGTTAGGTGTAAGGCGACTCACTCCGATTTAGCCATGAATTTTTCCATACCTACATTAGGGCTATTGGCTTCGACTTATGGAGATGAGACCCCTTTGGAATGGTTGAAAATTCAATTCGGTACACTCAATGACTTCGCAGAGGTATCTACCAAGATTACTAAGGAGCAGCTTAATGAGTTAGCAGAGATATTTATTTCTGAGTATTATTACATCAATGCAGCTGAGATATGCTTTTTCATTGCACGGTTTAAGTCTGGGAAATACGGACGATTCTATGGAGCTATAGACCCGATGAAGATTACAAGCGCTATGCTTGACTATATCAAGGAACGCCGCATTGACATTGAGCGTTACGAACGTGAGCAATACCGACTACAGCGCCAAAAGGAGATAGAAGAGCGCGGTAGCAACGGAATTTCCTATATCGAGTATCTTGAACGTGAACGTAAGCTTGTGGAAAGTGGAGATGCAGAAGCCATGAAACGAGCGGCAAATCGTGTATGTAGTATCAGTTTACGTAAGTAGTGGCGAAAGCATAAATTTGACAATAAAGTATGAGACTTACAATATGTTGGACGACAAGAGGCAGGCAAAGACGCTTTTACTATGATATATGCAAAAAGTTTGGCATATCGGATTACATGAGTGTTAATCATGAGACGCCATGCGATATAAGGGATGAAGATATGGAACTGTTGAAGGAATGCGAAAAACGAGGGTTTATCCAAATAAGAAACAAACGGTAAATAATCATGGACATAGAGATTGAAAAGAAAATCGAACAATTGGAGTGGCAGCGTGACAATGCAATGCGCATACGCTGCCCGTTGGTGGCAAGGAAGTATCAGCGCATGATTGATGAACTTGCAAAAGAGAGCAGAAACAAGAATATGAACAAGGCAGAACAGACAAGGCAATGACTACCGACACGGCAAATCAGATAATCAACAAGTATGAGAGCCTTGTAGTTCTGTGCACCTACAACATATTGCTCACGAACGACATCTGTTGCGGGCAGGTTATCGAGTGTCTGCATGCGATGAAGAGAACGCCTTATTACAAACAGGCATTCAAGCGGTATTTGAATGATGCCGATAAGGCAAGAAAGGAATACGAGCGTACTGTAAACAGCGTTATCGGTTCAGACCGGAGCGAGTTTTTCGCCAACTGCAACGACAAGTACACGGAAGAAGTGAACAAGCACGTGGATATGCTGTATTGGCAGTTCAAGCAGGTTCTCGACGATAACGGCATATCCCATTCCGCAGAGATTGCAAGGTTCGAGCTTGCAAGGACATTGTGTGATTACGCCTGCATCCAGTTTGACGAAAGGATTAAAGAGCTTCGGAAGAAAGATGCACGGTTCAACGGGTTCACGTTGGAATATTTGAAGCTTTCAAATGTGGCAAGGATGATGAACCTTGCTTCCGACTGTTTGAAAATCGGGAAAACGGTCAATATGAACACAGAGCGGTGTACAGCAGCGTTTGATGTGCTGGTAAGAAAGCTGTCGGATGCGGATAATATTGCCAACGCGATAAAAGTTTAGTGAGATGAAACCTATTTATAACCTTATAACCCTCCTCATGGACTGGCTTTCGGTAGAGGTCGGAGTGGATGAAGAGTGGTTCTGAACAAAGACATCATGGTGCAAGATGTGTGTTTCGGAAGACAATCGGGAACGGAATAAAAGAAAGGAAAACAAATGAATTTACAGTCAAAAATAGATTATTCAATAACCTTGCTTCGCAAGAGTGAAAGAATGGCATTGGAACTTGACCCGGAGAATGGATTCTATTTGGCATTCTCCGGCGGAAAAGATAGTCAGGCATTATACCATATTGCAAAACTGGCAGGAGTAAAATTCAAGGCTCACATGAACCTTACAAGTATAGACCCGCCAGAGGTTATTCGCTTTGTGAAACGGAATTATCCGGATGTGGAGCTGATAAAGCCTAAGATGTCAATTTACTACATGGCTTTGAAAAAGCACTTATTGCCTACAAGAACGATAAGATGGTGTTGTGCCGAGTTCAAGGAAACATCCGGTGCAGGAAAGGTTACGCTGATTGGAATCCGCAAGCAGGAAAGCACAAGACGGAGCAAGCGTGAGGAAATCGAAATCAGTTCCCATAAGTTCAGCGGGAATTTCGACCAGTGGAGCGAACACAAAGAACAGATGGTAACATGCGTGAAAGGCAAGGACAAGATACTTGTTTCTCCAATTATCAATTGGACGGAACGTGATGTGTTGGAGTTCCTGAATGAGGTGGTGAAAGTACCACACTGCAAGCTATATGATGAGGGATATAAACGGATTGGCTGCATTCTTTGCCCGATGTCGAACTATCGTCAGAAGATAAGGGATATGCAACGCTTCCCCCATGTAAAACGTAAATGGATTCAGACCATACAAAAGCTCATTGATGCCGGGTATCTCAATCGTAACTTTACCAATGCAGAATTCGGTTTTAATTGGTGGATTAGTGACAAGTCTTTTGACCAATATTATGCAGAGGAAGTGCTACAAGGGAAGATAGATTTTAGCGAATAGCAGAATGTGCCAATGAAAACAGTTAAACTTTCCAATTTAAAAGTCGGCGACCTTTTCATCCATAAAGGAACGGTGTACGAGATTATTACAAAGAGTAAGTGGACTTCCCAATGTAGGTATCTAAATGATAAATATCGCTTCGGTGGTTGGTGTCAATACTTGTATTGTGATTTTAGTAATTACACAAAAGTGGAAATTTAATATTAGCATGTGGTAAATATAAGAAAATTAAAAGTCATTGATTATGAAACAGACAGTAAAAGAAACAGCAAAAGAATTTGCAAAATCAGTAATTGATTCATTCGGAAGAAGCGGAGTTCCGGGCAGTATTTCCGATATTAAGGAATTTATTGCTCTTGGTTTTGAAAACGGCTCTGAATGGCGTATCAATAGCGTATGGCATAGTAACAATCGAACGTATAAAGCGCAAAAAACAGCTTTGGTTATATTCAAAAACGGCAAATTCAAGGTATATGATAACCTCACTGATCTGACAATCGAAAGTCTTTGGGGTGAGGTAGATAGATTTGCTTACATCGAAGATTTACTACCTAATATGGAGGATTAAATCATGAAACCAATTTTGCTTCAAGCAAGTTGGAAAAGATTGTGAACTACATAAATCAGAACATTCAATAAGGATAAGTTATGAAACAGACAGTAGAAGAAGCAGCCCGCACTCATTGGAGTGAAAGTACATATAATAAAGATGCAGAGCTTGCCTATGATGAAAGAGACAGTATAGCTATCAAGGCATTGGCAAAATCGGTTGCATTACGGGCTTTTAAGAAAGGTGCAGACTGGCAGTCAAAGCAATCGCCTTGGATAAGCGTTAAAGACAAGGCTGGTTATGACTCGTCAGATGATTGTATTGTAATGGTTACGAATGGCGATGTATTTAGAGCATATTTTTCATCTAAAGACGAATGGATAAAAAAGGATGGCGGTTCTTATGATGAAGTGATAGATGATGTTGTTGCATGGTTTCCCATCCCCTCTTTCGATGAGATACTCGAAGCCAACAAGGATGTACTGGAACGGATTAAGGAGAAAGGAGATTAAATATGAGAAAGATTGTACAGTTAGACGAATATGAGTATAGCAAGCTTGCGGACCTTGCCAAGCTCAATGAGAAAGAAATTGAAAAACGCGCCATTGACCTATGGAAAGAAAAAGGCGTGGCAGAAATAACAATCAATATAGATACTGGGGACTATAATGACTACTGTCATATTAATTGTTCTACATATTTCTTCTATAAAGATGACAGATTCTACATTCCAGAGAATGTACGGGAGAGATTCAGGAAAATTGTCAAAGAAAATGTGATGTGGAACATTGAAGAACGGTTCGGAGACTTAAAAGGAGCAATAAATAAATTCAATCGAGAAGCTAAATGGATTGGTTATACAAAATTCATATTTTACATGATGGCTTTGTCCGGTTGGGCTGTAGCTGCTGTGTTGTTTCTTATGCGTTAAAGGAGAAAAGAGATTGAATATGAAGATATATGGAATAATTAGAACAGTCTGGAACGGGAATAGTTATTCTTCCAATCCAGACGAAGATATATTTCTTTATTTGAGTAAGGAAGAACGGGATAAGAACATGCCCAAATGCGTTAGTAATGCCGATATTGAATACAACACTTTTGAAACAGAAACGGAGGACTAAACTATGAAATCAAAACAAGTATTATCAGTCGAACAGATGAAACATTTGCAGGAGCTTGGGCTGGATACAAGCGATGGAAGCATGTGTTTTGAGTGGAATGAATCAGATTCAGACAACATGGTTGTAACCTCTCCGGATGCCGATACGAATTACGACTATTATCATGAAACTTACACTTTGCAGGACATTCTCGATAAGCTGCCTTGTTTTATTGGCACACATGTACTAACCTTACAGAAGCTTGCAAATAGCGGAACATGTTTATATATGGAGCCTTATTCGCGTTCTATATTAAACCTGACAGAGAGTAAGGAACTTATTAATTCAGCCTACGAGATGCTGTGCTGGTGTATTAAAAACGGATATGTTGAAAAGAAGGGTAAATAATGAAAGCGAGAATAAAAGAGACTGGAGAAATTATCAATATTTCTGATTACGCACGTGTCACACTTGACAAGTGTGATAGTTACGGGAGTCCTATTGAATTAAGTTTTGATGAGGTTGAAATACTTCAAGAAAGGTCTGATAATATTGATTGGGAACAACGTAGATATGAATTGGCAAAATCCGCTATGCAAGGGTATTGTATTGCTTTAGGAATAAACGATGACAGTGAAACTTATGATGATATTGCAATAGGCTCTTTGAGGGTGGCTGATGCACTAATAAAGAAATTGGAAGGGAAATAACCATGGATATAGAAGAAGCAAAAAACAAGAAAGCGAAAGCCGAAATGGAGATAGCTCATATTCTGGAAAAACTTGAAACCGAAACGGGTTTAAAAGTTAGCAACATGTTTTATATATGCAGAGAAAATGATAAATCTGCGTTAGCTGTTTCCCCCATAGAGCATATAAAAACCAATATAATCTTAACGTTGTAATCATGGAAGTAAAGAACGGAATAATAATAGACGGAGTGCTGCATGAAGCGGTACAATATAAAATTAACTGTAAAAGATGTTCACTGCTATCTGTGTGTCATGAGTTTAATGCTGTTTGTGCCGTTATTGGTTGCGAAGCATTTGTTGAGCGTGGCAAAGTAACTGTTACATCTTATTATCGTGAAACACCTAAAAACGCTGGAGAAATAATCAAAAATAGATAAGGAGGAATAACTATGGGATTTACAACACCGTGTTTCATAAGAAAGAATACACCGGAGCTTCGGAAGAAGTTGGAGAAGTTGGGATATAGATTGTTTGGGGCGGAACTTAACGAAGATTTATGTATTTTCACTGAACCCGAACACAGTCTATATAGTGTTGAGTTTTTCAGTAACATTCCACATCCTGACGAAACCGATAGTGTTGATTGCGGAACCAACGAAGAACTTTTCCTAGCTATCGCTGCATTAAGGGATGATACAGACAACAATCAATTATTCACTAATGGTAAGGGCGATTGGGGTATATACCGGGATGGCTCTGATGGAGGTTTATCTGGAATGGATTTCTATGGGGTGCCTAATGATTTTGAGATTGACAATTACCACAAGGCTACCGTAAACGAACTGATTGAACACTTTAAAGTATGAAGAAAATAATTATCATTTTGGCAACAGTTGCACTATTCGGGTGCAATAACTCTGGAGAATACCCTATAGAACACCGTACAAGTGAGGGAAGCGTGACTTATCTCAATGATAGTATAGTGATTATCCGTACCCATAAAAAGGGGCTTGACAACTACGAAACGAAGATTATTAATTTGAAAAAACAATAGCCATGACCGAAGAACTTGTGACATTAGAGACAGCGAAGCTGCTGAAAGAGAAAGGTTTCAATTGGGAGTGTGAACACATAATAGGCTGCAATAAGGTTATTACAAAATATGACCTTCCGCAAAGTATGTCGTGTTGTACGGAAATAGATGACGAACCAGTTGAATTTTTGTGTCCAACAATGTATATCGCCCAAAAGTGGCTGCGTGAAACCAAGAACCTGCATATTGAAATATACCGTAACACTTGTGGTTATGGCTATGTTATCGTAAAAGCCGATAGCGGTATATGGATGGAAGACGATAATACCAAAGGACCTAACGATGACGGGAAGTGGGGTACCTACGAGGAAGCACTGGAAGCCGGGATACAAGAGGCATTAAAACTTATATGATTATGAAAGCAAACCTAATATTTTTTCTTGCGATATTCATCATATCAGCATTATTCATCGGTCACTTCCGACTGACATTCTCACCGTTCAGTGTATCCTTTCTCTATTGGCATAGGGCTGTAGGAGTTGTTCTTATCGTTGTAGGATGCTTGGTCTACAACATAGGTGAGCATATGTCCGGTTACAAGAAAGGGCTGGATGAAGGTATAGAGATTGTTTTGAAAGAGTTAAAAGAAAGATACAATGAAGAAGATAATGTTCAATGATAAATACAGTCTAACCCAGGCTGTATTGGATGGTCGGAAGACTATGACGAGAAGAATTTCAAAAGAACAAATACGCAATAGTGTATTTTGGAAGAGTGGTTATGAGAGTATTCATGGATATGAAATAAAGCCTATATACAAAATTAGCGAACTTGTCGCCATTGCGCAAAGCTATGAAAGTTTAGGGATGAATCCCGAAATTGCACTTAATGATAGGGACGGAATAGGATTTTATACTAAAACTAAATTCGCACCCGGTTGGAAAAATAAAATGTTTGTCCGTGCTGACCTCATGCCCCATCATATCCGCATTACCAACATCAAGATAGAACGGTTGCAAGACATTTCCGATGAAGATTGCCTGCGTGAGGGCGTTGAACTGAATACTCGCCAATATGAATATGATGGAACAAAAAAATATTGCGTCTGTGGATTGGGACATTGGCGAGCGATTGGCTGCACCGACTTTGATACTCCTCGTGAAGCCTTTGCCGCCCTCATAGATAAAGTCTCCGGCAAAGGTACATGGGAATCCAATCCCTATGTATTCGTTTATGAATTTGAACTGATTGATTAAAAACGAGAAAAGATATTGATTATGAAGCGTGAAATAAAATTCAGAGGAAAAAGTACTGATACGGGGAAATGGATATATGGATTTCTCTCTTTTTTCTATACTGCCGGAAAGGACGAAAACGGACTTATCCTCACAGACAAGGCAAAGATATATTCTCCGGAAGACTGCCGGTGCGATGACGTATGGGCTGAAACTGTTGGTCAGTTCACCGGCTTATGTGATAAGAACGGTGAAGAAATATACGAAGGTGATATTGTTGAATGCAACGGAGATATATGCAAGGTTATGTACAGTAATCATTATGCCGGATTTGCGCTTGATAAAAAAGGTTGGCTACATCTCCACTTCTTTGGAGAAGCATTTAGTAATGAAGATTGTCTTGTTATTGGCAACATACACGATAACATTGAGTTATTGAAATAAAACAACCATGAGTAAATTAGAGCACATCGCCACAATTGATTACTGCTACTGGAGATTAAACAAGCTCAAAGAACAGCTTTCCAAGCCTAAATCGACTATGGAGCAGTTGGTTGATAAAGCCTGCGGTTATAATGAAGTAGAAGAAGTAAAAAAGGAAGCTATAACCCTTTTGGAACAGATTGTTGAAAGTAAAAAGGCTATCGGTGTGAATTATTCGGGAGATAGCAAGTTCCTTGATAAATTAAAGAACAAAGAAACACATGAGTAAACTATACAAAGCAACCCTCTTCGGCAAATCATTCATTATAAGATGGTTCAGTTATGCAGATAAATGGTATCATAAATTTAGTATAATAAAATAATGGATATAACAGAATTAAAAATCGGTGACCGGGTGAGAATAAAACTCCCGTCACCACAAGGAGAAAGACTTTCCATACCCATGCAGGTAATAGGGCTGCTTTCTAGTTTCAACAATCCAAGCCCTAAAGATACGGTATATCTTGACTTTGAAGGAAATGAGGGAGATATATGGGAAGAAGAAGTACAAAATTTAGTGTTTTCAGACAATGAAGAGAAGTCATGAGAAGAGCAGACAGAATAATCAGAGACAGACATTCCCGCATCCCGGACAAATACAAGAAGATTGACACTACGGTCAACGGGGATGTAGAAAGCCTTGCCGAACAACACAAGGAAGTGGAAAGAAGGCTATTCCCTCTACGCCTTAACAAGACCACTGTTATTTACGTCACAAAAGACAAACAAAATGAAGCATATGCAGCGAAAGCACGTAAACGGATGGGGATAGCAGAGCCGAAGAAACCTTTTGTCGACCCGCTTTCGGAAGAAAACATTACCAAGTTGTACAAGGAAGAAAAGATACCGCCCCGCAGAATGGCAGAGATGCTGAATGTAAGTGTAAGGACGATATATCTAAGGTTGGCTAAGTATGGACTTACAAAAGTTAAATGCAGATAACATGAAAGAGAATAATATTTTAAACAAAGAGATTTATGCAGAGGCTATGATAGCAGCCTCTAAGGTTGATTTCCTTGAAAGCAAGGATGAGATTAAGATGTATGCCACTTCGTTGTATAACGCGATGATATGGGGTAGAAAAGTAAAATATTAAGTTTTTTATTTGGCGTTATAGAAATTAGAGGTATATTTGCAGCGTTCAACTTTTATCCAAAGGCAAGCGGAAGCCTGCCATAAGCGGGCATTTTTTATGCTTGCGAGTTTGACGCTACAATATAGTGGCTGCCACCCCCATAGGTATAGTTAATGCTATATCTGCCTTTGGATAGGTTGAACAATGGGACAGGGCAGCCTTTTTCTTTGCCCTATCCGAAAAGCCGGATATGGGCAGGCTACCAGCCCTATAATGCCAATAAAGTTCAATAAATCTATGGCACAGTTAAATGGAAATTACTTAAACGGCACAAACATTGCAGTATTGGGTACGTCTGCTCACGAAACGAGCGAAATTATGGTTTACGAACACCCTCTATTCGGTAAAGTTCGCATGTTTATAAAAAATGAAAAGGCTTGGTTTTGCGGAATGGATATTGCAACCTCTTTGCAGTATTCAAATACGCGTGACGCTATCGCAAGACACTGTAAATCACAGGGCGTCGTGATTCACGACGTCATAGATTCAATGGGAAGAACACAGCAAATGAAGTTTATCAGCGAAGGTAACATCTACCGGCTAACCGCCAAAAGCCAAATGCCGAAAGCTGATGAGTTTGAGAGTTGGATATTTGATGATGTTGTCCCGTCAGTAATTAATACCGGGAGCTATTCTCTCCAACCCCAACTTCCAAATTTCAATAATCCGGCAGAGTCTGCGCGGGCATGGGCGGACCAATACGAGAAGAACCAAATGCTTTCTTTAGAAGTAAAGAAGAAAGAAGAGGAAAAACAGGCTATCATAGAGGAAACAAAACCAGCTGTAATATTCAAAGACTGCGTGACTGGCTCAGCTACAAACATTCTTGTAGGAGACCTCGCAAAACTCATTACCCAAAACGGATATAACATCGGAGAAATAAGGCTTTACGACTGGATGGTAGAGAACAAATACCTTATCAGAAAGCAAAGATACAGCAAGTCGAAGGATAAATACATAAATGACTATATGCCCACACAGCGGGCTATCGAAATGGGATTGTTCTTTGTAAGGGAAAGACCCATAGTGTCAGGTGATAGTCCCATATTCATAAAACATACATGTTATGTGACCGGGAGAGGACAAGTATATTTCTTGAATAAGTTTAAAACATTAATAGGAGCATAATTATGAAAAGAGATGCAAGAACTCCGTTTTATGACATTATGTGCAGGGTAGAAGAAGATTGTACCTTAGCTATCTATTTTAATAAAGTTATTAACGAACTCGATATAGTAAAGATATTATTTGCTCCAAAAACATTTGAAGATACTAAGGAAGAAAATAGAGACTTTGCTGAACGGTTTTATCAGAGTTGTTTATGGGAACTGTGGTTTTATCGCTCTTTATCAAGGCTTCATGAATGGGATGATACCCTCAATAAATACTTTTCTGAATACGAAGGGAAGTGGAAATTTTATGCTTGTTCAAAAAGGATTGAATCTATCAACGAATATGGAGGTGAAGAATCAGATTACAATGAGGACGGTAGCATAAGAACTTTAAACCTAACCGAAGATGATTTGAGACATCATACAGCTCTTGGTGAAATGGTGCAAGATGATTGGAGGGATATTGTGCAAGAAACTACCTGTGCCGATTTACAGTACATGATTTCTTGTTTGAAAACTCATGCAAGTTTTTCTTTATCCGATGCTTTTAAGGAATGTTTCGGAAAAGAAATTGCTACTTATAAGCAAGATGAAAACGGCAATATGGTTCCAATGAGTTTTGCGGATAAGGCTATGGATAAGGCAGTAGAGCAATATACGGCTGACGGAATGGCTATTGGTATTACATTGGTTTGCGAATTTATCCAACGCATAATCAGGGATATTAGGGCAATGGATAAGTTCAGTGACAATAGAGACAAACTTATCCAAATACACAAGGACGTAAGAAATATCCTTGATTTTAACCTCGATGAAGTTTCCTATGTAGAGGAAATGCTCGAAGAGGAACGTAAAAACAAATAACATCAAGCTTTGCTCGCTTTATAAACGAGGTGGGCAAGCTTTATTCAATTCGTTCCCAAACTACAAAATTATAGTTTGGCTGATTTACAACGAATTACATTTTAAATAAAAGACTAAACAAATATTCATCATGGAAAGAAATACAACACCCGCTAAAAAGCAATACGACCTTAGCGCAATAGACGAATTATTCAAACATAGCATAACACCCGAAGAACTTAGAGGGGAGCTTATCGAACTGGTGTTTGATTACGCACAATACGTAGAAGAAGGCGCTACCGACTTGTTCAAATGTCACATAGGTACGCTATATGTGCTATATAAGGCTTTAGAGGATGTAAAAGAATTAGAGACACCAAGCTAATACCCTCACCAAAACAGCAAGCGGTATAACCCAATGGAGAACCCGTTCAAAGCGTTCTAAACGTTCCATTGGATAACCTGGAAAAGGCGGCAATAGTCCATGTAAAGGACATTGTCCGCCAATTCAAGCAGTTCGTCTATGTAATCCTTTTTTCGCATCACGTTCAAGTTTTCTACGTTGTTGGCGGTTTATACCATTTGCTATGGCAAGGCTGTTCAGCGTCTCTTTCTGTTCGGGAGAAAGCATGTTATATACTTCTTCCCGTGATTTGCCTGATAAAATGGCTTGTACTATATTCCACATAAGCTACGTCTGCAATGTTCACACAAAAATTTCTTCGCTACCGGGAACATCTTCTGTCCCACATATCCGCTAAGGTACTGCGCTTCTTCTCCATACGGGTCGATGCCGAACGCCCGTGAGATATGCCGGCATAGATGCCCCTTTTCATGGTCGAAAGAGTTCTGAAACTCTGCCGGGGAAGAAGTAAGGGCTATAACCATTACGGTCTGCCTGTTTCGGATATTGGAGTAAGTGATACCCGTATTCAGATTGCAGGAGCGCATGTTCTTATAGGCATTCACCAAATCCAGCCCCCTGCATCCCACCCGCTGAAGGTCAGCGATGATACGGTCGGTATAATAGCAGTCCACCGCATAATATACCCTTACTTCCCAATCATAATCCGGTATGTAAAATTCCTGTATTATCATAGGCTACATCATCTGTTCCCACATGATAGGATTGCCGGAGCCTATGCAGTCGGCATAGAACCGAGTGAAAGGCATTCCATTGTAAGCGTCCACATCATCTATGTAATCCTTAATGAACAATGCGAGATGTGCTTCGTCAGTGATAGAACTTTTGTAGTAATCCGACTTCGCCATGTTTGCCACGTAAACGCTGTCGTATCCTGCGTCCTTCTCCAGGTTTACACTGTACTTTTTAAGAAGTTCCTCTACCTGCTCTTTGCTGATTGGTTCAAGTTTTTCCTCCTTGCCCGTAGATTTGTTTTCCATCTTCATGCGGGAAACAGCCCATAGGCACATCTTCTTGCTGAAATGCCATCCGTACTGGCTGAGATAGTCAGCCATTGCAGGCGGTATTCTGTCGTATGTATCTAATCTTTGTTTCATATTTTCCTGATTTTAAGTGATTGGCAAAAGAGGGGAATAATCCCCTCTCCATTACATAAACTCTCCGTTGGCGCGTCTGCGTCTGCGTTCGCCCATATCATCACCGTAAGGCTGTGAACCGCGGCGTTCGCTGTAAACCGGATATTCCGGGAAGTAACCCGGCATACGGCGTTCGCCCATATCTGAGCCGCCGCTATAGCTTCCACCGCGTGAACCACCGCTGTTACGATAGCCCATTTCACCGCCCTGCATTTCACGCATGGCTTTCTCGTAACCATGACGGCAACCCTCTCTATAGGCTTCTTCCATAGGATTACCGCCTCTCATACCGAAGTCACGGTCATATTCTCCGCGTCCTTCTTCCAATATTTCCCACATTCCCATATTATTTCTTTGTTTTAGATGTTTCAGAAACTCCGAGCTGTTCCATAAGCCGTTTGTTCAAATCCATAAGGTCGGACATGTTCTTGCTCATTTCCGCCATTTGCCCTTTCAGAGATGATATTTCCTGCTCCTGACGTTGTTTCTCTGCAAATTCGGGGTTCAAGAGCGTCAGCATCTTGTCACATCCCGCAATGACGGAATTGTGGAAGTCCATGCTATTGATAATGTCTATGCTTTTCTGCTTCATAGAAGCGACCTCGTTGTTCATCGCATCACGAGAGCATGACACTACGATATTGCCGTTCTGTCCGAAGTCGGCTATATCCATGCCGGCAGGTAGATTTTGGAAAGTCGTGTTCTGCCCGTTGATACAGACAACGACGTCCACAACCATTTCCATTTGGGGCAACTGTCCCATAGGAGATGCCATAGGATATTTCGGCTTGGGAGCGGAAACGCTGACTACCGGACCGTATTCGATAAACGGGTTAGCATCCTTATGAAGTATATACAACTGGTTATTGGTACGAAGTGATTGAAACATATTGGTTTGATTTTAAAGGGGAGTGGCTATTCCCATTTTGGAAACAACCACAAAGCCCCATGTTAACTACTTGCTCTTTTGAGCGGTTGCTTCTGCTGTCGGAGTCGGTGTCGATGCGGTTGTCGGACGATACCCACCGTTAACAAGGAACAGTTCGTTGGTGTACTTGTTATAGTGAATTTCGTAGATACCCGTTCCGGCAAGGTTGCCGACAGTCACCGGCTCATTGTTGTAAGCCAGCAACGGTCTTGTATCCCCGTTAGTCCCTATCAGTATCGGGAGTGTAGCAGTCGTACTGGCAGGTATTGCCTGGCGGAGACTGACATAGAAACCGCCTACATAGCTTCTGTTACGGAACGCATGGTTAGGAAGTTCCAAAGTCACATTCTCCGTGCCGACCGTTACGGCTACCGTAGGAAGGGTATTGAAATTAGCCCTTCCAATAGTAGGGAACAAGAAAGGAAATCCTGTAAAAAAGTTAGGCCACATAATTACCCCCTTTCTTACCGGAATTAACCCCAGTAGTTGTTACAACCACAACCGCCACGTCCATACATTGCATCACCGGCGTAAGCACCGAAAGCCGCAGCACGGAAACAGTCTGTGTTGATGGCTTGAATATTAGGGTAAACAACCGGAACGGTGTTAGGCATCTTGCATTTTATTCCATCGACATCGGACTGCAATGCCTGCAAGCCTGCTGCCAAAGGAGCAATCTGTTGTCCTACTGAATTCAGGATAGTAGCATTCTGGTTACGTTGGGAGATTTCAGCAGTCAAAGTGGCTTTTTCTGCTGTAAGAGCCGCAATCTTATCCTGCAATGCCTGGTTCTGTATGGCGTCCAGCTTTGCAAGGATAGCATTGGTATTGGCGGTAGCACCGTCACGCAATGACAATGTGTTTTGGTTAGCAGTGTTGATTAATGCGTTAGTTTGGTTGCACATTGCAAGCTGACTCTCGTATCCTTGTGTGGTTACAAGCTGTTTCATATCGCAGCAACAGCTACAGATCTGAGATGTCAGAGCGTTGTTTCCTTGCATAATCGCAGTCAGGATACTGTTGGTGTTCTGACCCATTTGGTTACCGAGACCGCAGATTGCCTGTGATACAGAGTTAATACCGGCAAGGATTTGGTCTGAAGAGGTGTTAACAGCTTGGGCTAATGATGCAATGTCCACACCGTTCCGGTTAAGTGTCTGCATGATCATTTCTCTTCCTTCATCGGCACCCTTATTGTTGTTGCCGCCGAAGCCGAAGTTTCCGTTGCCGAAAATGGCTGCAATCACGATAAGCGCAATGATGTCCTGGAAGCCACCATTGTTACCAAAGAAACCGCCGTTGCCATTGCCACCCATAAGCCCCATCAGATAGCCGGTGTCAATTCCTCTGTTTTGTAAGGACGGAAGAATGGATGCAAGCAGTCCGTTGCCTGAACCTGCTCCACTGTCCTGATTAAAAACGTACGTTCTTTCCATAGAGATTTATATTTTGTATTACGGTCAAAATCAACCGCATCACAAAAGTATAAATACGCAATCTGCCATGAAATCAGTTGTTTCCCAACGCTTTCCTAATGTTTTCCCAATATATTCTCAACATTTTCCCGCCTTCCATACGTTCCTGGAAATTGGAAATCATGTAGTTTATCGCGCGTTTGGTTTTGTGGATTTTAGGAGCTATCTGTGAAGGGTACATTCCCCTTTCGACAAGCAACTGTACAAGCAAATAGCGGGCGTCTACGGTTTCCGTATCCTTATCCGAAGATAGTATTCGGCTGGCGGGTATTTCGGTCTCCTGCGCCACAAGATTGATTGTTTCGGCAAAGATTTCTGACTTACACATAGTTTTTCTGAATTTTATATTTATCTTTGCCCTGCCACATAAAATATTTGATTATATACGAACAAAGCATAAGATACCGTGTTGAAGATATTAAAGCCTCCAACGTGCGGTGTCTTATGCTTTTTTCAAATTTTTATGTGGCAATAATTATTTGAACGTTGGGGGCTTTCTTTATACTCTAAGCCCCGAAAGAGTGTCAGCTACAAGCCAACTTCTACATCGTTAATTTCTTTCTTACCATACAAATAGATTATAACTTATTCCTGCGCCTACGTACATGCCGCCTGGATACCCATACCCAGCCTGCAACCCTAATCCCCAACGCTTTTTCTTCGGCTTGATGGGAACCGGATGATAGATGTCATTTGTCACTGTCTGATAAACCGTCTTAGGAAAGACCTGTATACTATCCAGCCGCGGGTCTACATACCCGCTCACCACCGCATGATACAAGCTATCTTCATACACAACCCGTTTGCGGTAGAGCAGGGTATCGCCTATACGTACAGTGTCATTCGGCAATATCTGCCAAAAGACGGCTATCGGTGCAGAGATAAGAACCGTGTCAAGTTTGACAACCGTCTGTATCTTCGTCTTGGTACGTATTTCTGCCGGCAAAGGCTTGAGCGGGCGGAACCACGCCACCACACAAGCGATTGCCAGCAATACAATCAATATACAGGGTAGTTTTTTCATAACTTCAACAGATAATGATTTACAACTATGCCTACACATATTGCGACAACTCCACACAGCAAGTCTGCTTTGCTCCAATTGCCGTTATAGTAGTGGCAACGGTCGCTGTTCTCCTTAACGAAGAGCATCAGCAGTGCAGTGCTGCCACCGAAGATTATAGCGGTGGATAGATAGACCACCGCACCTAAGATGTTATTTTTCATACCATAAATAATTAAATAATTAGTAAGATACTACACCGTAGCTCCACTGGCATCTACCCATGAAGAACCGTTCCACCATATAGGTTTACGCAGGGTCACATCAAAAAATTGAAAACCATTATCTGCATTGCCAGGACGTTGTGAAGTAACTCCTACATTTAAATATGGAATTGCGAGAAAATCAGTAAGCGGACTTTTTAAATTCCCACTCGTTGAGACCAAGACTCCCTGATTGTAAAAGAAATGCGGGTATAAAGTTTTGTCCGGTATATCGTCCTCTACTGGTTTCCACAGCAATACCGATGTCTTCATACTTGACCAGGTAGAATCATGTTCACCGATTAATGCACAGTCTGAAAAATCCTGAAACGATAAGGTTTCAACGTCATTAACCGAACTGAATCCAACAACAACTTCTTTTTTCCCGTTAGGTGACTCTCTGTATACCTCAAACCCATAGTTCTTACCCGGGTTTATATAGAAATATGGCGTTTTCCCTTTATCACTATCGGTAATATCCATATTAAACACACGTTTGGCAATAGGTATATTTTCTCCACACAACAGATATATTGTATATTTATAATTTCCATTCTCCCGGTTATTAATAATGTTACCGGTATCCCTTAATTCAATATTTCCTTTGTTAAAAGCGTCCATAACATACTGGCGCATTCCTAATGAAGTCGTTCTATTATAATTATAATAACAGGCTTTGTACCGATTTGTATCAACCAATGTCCCCCCTATTCTACAGTTGAGAAACACGCAATTCATATCCACAATATCAGTATTGTTCAAAAATTCAGGCATTGTCATATCTCCGGCTTTATCCCATAGCCCTCTAAAATAACAACCAATATATGTTACGCCTTGATTTTCACTTAATATCCTGCTATTCATATAAAAATAGCAGCCTATAAAGTTGGCTTGAATGAGACCTCCACTACCTTCAATTGTAACTCCGCTGATTTCCCAGTGACAGCCGGTAAAATTAGCTTTGATTTTTTGAGTTAATGTTATATTGCTTTGTATGCAATTAATGAAGTTAGTATACAGTCCTCCTCTGAATGTACCTAACTTATAATCAAAAGTCCTTTTTTCGTTATACCCTCTGAATTCATTTACCGAATTAAATATCCAAGCATCTCCCGCTAACTCTTGTCCCTCATTCATTTTGGATATAGTACCATCCCTTAACACCACATTTATAGCATCAAGCCGGTATGTTACATCTGAATAGGTGTCCTCCCATGAATAATAAATGACATTATGCCAACGCATGACATCAATATATCTATCAGCCAATGCCAGTATATAAGGAACCCGCCTTATATTCATATTATCCAAATGTACAGGAACCCCACTGATTATGACAGGAATTTGCCAATTACGGTATTTCGTATCGCTGCCTTTAGACATGATAAATCCTTCTTTGATTGAAAGCCCGATAGAAGAGTATGCCGATCTCCAATCATTTATTCCATCATTCATGTTTATGACAATATGGAAATCTATGAAAGAAGACATATTCATGTCAATCGACAATTCATTCAAAATCTTTGCATCTATGTCTTTGGTAAACAGATAAGTCTTCTTATTGGAACATCTTATACTGCGACATATCCGCACGATTGCATTAAATGCATCAGAGCTGTCTGTTTTACCGTCGTTGGACGCGCCAAACCATTCCGGCATTAAGTATTTGTTTTCTACATCCCCTTTGATATTCAACGCATTTAAAAACGCCCCCCATTAAATTTTAGAATACACCCTTCAGGAATGCTTATCTCAGCGCCATCCAAATCAAAATCATACCTGATTTCATATATAGTATCAGGCTGATTTATCATATCCTGTGTAAGAATATTCTTTCTACCAACAATATTCCTACGCAATATCTTATACCCCTTGCCGCTGAATCTGTCAGGATTATAAGCACGGTCAGCAAATTTTAAAACACTTAAGTTTTCCCCTTTGTCTACAGACACAAGGTCTTCGTCGTCCGCAAGACCGGAACCGATAAAACTCTTTAGGGCGTTAGGGGTGATAGAACCGTTTTCTCTGTCTTCTTGAAATGGAAACTGCTCATTACCCGTCAAAACGTCTCTTTTGGGGAGTTGTCCAATTTGTTGTCCTTTTTCTGTTTTCTCTTCCATACTACTATTTATTTTTACTTGTAAGCAATATCGGCTTTCCGTTAGTCAACAACAATGGAGCGTCATTGGCTAATAATAAAGCCCCTCCGCCAGGAAATGGATGCGGCTTATTTCCGCCAGCACCGGGAAACCCTATGGTAAGTATGCTGATTACGGGAATGCCGATTATAGGAATGCTGATGTGAGGGGTAGTGATTGGTTTCATAGGCTATCCCTCTTTAATCATTTTGGCTTCTGACACTTTCGTAGCACTTCTTATTGTAATTTCCATACCTGCCGCTATGCCAATAAGACGAAATATCACATTGGAAGGACCTAAGGCTTGATTGGCATTTGGGGAAAGCGGGATAGGATTCATGCCTTCAATATTGGCAAATACAGTCACCATTCCGCCCTTGTTCTTTATCTGTATGGTAACGGGATTGCCGTCACTGACAAACGTTGCGTAATACGCTGTTTTGCCTTCTTCTTGTTGAAATGATAAAACTTCTGCTGCCATGATGTTTACTTTTTAGAGTTATTCAAATAGTTCACAATTCCCTGCACATGCAAGTCTACTATTGCCCGTTTTCCTTCTTCCGATAATAGAAAATCAACATCTTCCTTATTGTCCTGGAATAGGTTCTCTGTAAGGACTGCCGGACACTTCGTGTGCTTCAGGATATAAAACCCGCTTTCCTTATCAGGGTCGCCATCCGTCATGTCCTTGCGTATCTTCATACCCGGCAAAAGTCGTCCGGCTGCCGCATATAAGCTATCAGCTAATTTATCGGCTTTCGTCTGACCTGCCGAAGTCCACGCTTCCCAACCACGCGCCTGCATCCATTCAGAGCCGCTTCCCGCTGCATTACAGTGGATGGATACGAGAATTACTTCACTTGCCTTGTATTCGTTTGCCCTGCGGCAACGCTCCGATAAGGGAACGTCTATTTCCTCTTTGACGATACGTTCGGCATCAACGCTTTGTTTGCGCAATTCCGCTTCCAAACGTGTGGCAATCTCACGGGCATACGCATATTCTTTCAATCTTCCGTCCGGTGAACACTTGCCCGGAGTGTTACTTCCGTGTCCGTTGTCAATCAATACTTTCATTCTGCGCGTCCTCCTTGAAATATTTGTCATAAACTAAACGAGCCACCCATCCGGCAACAACACCGACACCGAATGATACAACAGTAGTCAGGTTCACCCAAAACGGGGTGTAGTGCATGTACAGCATAACTCCCACGATGATAGCGATAACAATCGCTGCGATAATCAGTTTCTTTTTCATTTTGTTACTCCTTATCTTTGGTTATTATTTCACTCATATCTTCTTTCTCGACATCGAGCACTTTCTTTCCGAACAATCCCAACGCTTTCAGTAAGTTGAAATTATATCCCTTTGGCTTCAAGATATTGCTTATGATAGAGCAGAACTCTATGAAGCAGACAAACAAGCATGAATACACATCAATATTCCATTTATTACCGGAAGCGATGTTTATCATCACCACCATACAGACAAAGGCAAAGTATGTCACCATTTTACCCATAGTACGGCGCACAGCACCGGAAAATCGTACTTCTTCACCCAATAGCAGGCATTTCCTTATCCCGAACATCAAATCGCATACAACGACTGAAAATGTTACTATCAGCCACGGTATCATGTGTTCCAATGACTGTGCAATAAAACTGCTTGCTATTACCGAGAAACCACCCGGTATGCTTTGGGTAATAATGTTATTCTTCATCTTATCGTTATTTGTCAATTATTCCTATCTTTGTGTCTCTTATCAAATAAGCGAACTACTGTCATTCCGTTTTGCTCGTGAGAGTAGGACGGGATTTTCATATCTTGCCGTAATAGCGGAACCACGCTCCCCATTTACGTTCTTTCAAGTAGTTCGGATTGTCCTGGTTGAGTTTGGCTTCCATCTCAAATGCGCTCGCTCGATAGGCGTTGGCGTTTACCTTACCGCTGCCTATTATGTTGTCTGTAAACAGATGGTACACGAAGCTTACAAACCATTCTGCCAAATAAAGAATGTAGTAGAATAGCGGGATAAGTAACAACCACCACGCACTGACATGGAATGCCAGCAATACGGACGGGATAGCCGCTATCTCCATACACTCGAAGAACTGTTTCTGATGTATCCGTTCATGACGTATGGTCGTTTCGGACAACTCCTTCAGCTTCGTAAGGATGAAGCCGAAGAGCATTATAGTTGTGTAGCCGCCAAAGAGGATGAGTTTCGCAAACCAGTTTTCATAAAATACTTTTACTCTCATAATCAAAAAAGTAAACACTTTGTTATTTTATTAATATTATTGTTTTACGCATTCATTAGAACACAACCCAAACCGAAAATCCCTGTACTATCTGCAATATCAAATACACTATCGCCATTATTAACGACAGAATCAGTTATTTCTGTAACAAAATTATTGGATATAGACTCCTTTTGTGTAATAGCTCTTATTGGAGTATTATCTTCATTAAAAAGACGAATAGCAGTAGGTGCTCTAAATGAATACCATTCGATATATTGTTTTTTTATTTCAGTTCTTACTGAATCTCGATATAAATAAATAGGGATACTACTAAGATTGCAAATAAGAATAAGTTGTATATTAATTTCTTCATGTACTAAATCATCTGCAAATGTAATATTATCAACAAGTTGTTTAATATCAAATTCTTTGCCTGCAATCAGCTTATCTCCAGCAAATAGCCCTGAGGTCAATTCTCCTATTTTTAACATAATCATTATCCTTTAATCGGTTACACAATATGCTGTATTGTCATCCTTAGAGCCAATAGCCTCGTACTCGGCAGCGGTTTTCTTGGTGAGGGTGGTGAGGTTGTCGGAAACGAGTATATCTTTTACTACGAAAAAATTTGTAGCATTTGAATTCAATGCAATAAAAATTCTTTTTGTAACTAAGCTAATATTATTTGCATCGGTAATAGAAGTATAAGTATAAATAAACGAAAGTTCATAAGCTCCATTATCGGGATTGCAATATGTGTGACTCGTACTTACTTTAAAGATTTCTTTTTCTGTAATTTTTAGGAATAAAATATTATCACTTAATAATCTCTGTATAATATTTTTAAAATTATCAATGCTTCCAAATACAAGATTTATTTTTGATTCGGCTTCTCCTGCTTTAACTTCTTGATTTGAAATCAACTGTATATGAGCTTCATCTGTAATCGTAAGCATAATGTGTTTATCATCCACATACTTCTTCGTTGCAGGCTGGTAATCGCCCGTAGGGGTGAAACTTTCACTGTTGGTTTTGGTGAGGACGTCGGATTTTTCAGGAACTTCCGCCCAATTCCCATTCTTACGACCGTATGCCTTGCCATCAGTTGGCGCTTCGTCTATACCGCCAATCTTCCCCTGGCTTACCCATTCACCGTTCACCCATGCGTAGTAATCATAAGGGGCTTCCGTACCTACAGCCATGAACCCGTCAACTGCCGAACCATCGGGAACAGCGGATTTCAAGGCTTCAAGGGTGGCGTATTCGCCGGCTACCTTAAATGACTTTCCTGGTTCTCCTTGTATACCTGGCTCGCCTTTTTCTCCTTTCAAAAATTCTAAAGGATAATTGACCACAGAAGCTTCACTGTTGCTTCCTGAAGGTTTAAATGCAGGTAATGATGTTACATCATCCGCTTTGTCCGCATTCGGTACTTCATTAACCCCTATGGAGTTAGCCATAAGACGGGCAACTATTTCTTGATAATCCTGTTCTGTCCAAGCCATAATTATTCCTGTTTATCGGTTACTTCTTCCGGTTGATTGTTGATAGCACGATTGAGCGCGTCAATGAAGAAAGGTTTGCAAAAAGCATTTGCATGCTCTTGTATCAGGGACACTTCTTCATCACTATACTCTGTCTCTTCATTGGAGTTGTATATCTTCAAAGCGAGTGCATGCGATGCGATACCGTTACCGTTCCGGTATAATACATTCGCAAAATTCTCTCTACAATCTATATTTTCACAATGCTTACGGGTAATGTCCGTAGCAATCAGTAATTGTTTAAAATTTATCTTTTTCATGAACTTGGGTATGATTTAGTTAATCTTCCATCTTTATAAAAAGAAAGTCCGTCGATGCCAAGAGACACTCGGTATCTTGACCCACTTAAATTTGAAATCATTGACAATGACCCTGCAAAAAGGGTGGTAGACCCAGTTAAGTTGCCATCACTTGCTATATTGTCTAATTTTAATCTTGGGTAAGTAACAGAAGTACCTCCGGCTCCACTATCAAGGAATGAAATTCCACCCACATCATATCCTTTTGAATTATAAAACTTTAGGCTGTTTGAATTTGGGTCTATTTCTATTTTTGTACCTGACGAAGCGGTTGATATTTTGCCAACAATGCTAACATTCCCATTTTCGTCTATCACCAAAGAGTTGTTAGGAGTTCTTACATTTTTAAACACCCCGCTGTTTGCATTTATCTCTCCTTCAAAATATCCACCAATAGCCTTTATTGTCCCGTCTGCCTGAATAGACACATTCCCGTTGGCGGATATATTTCCGGTAAAGTATATATTTTTGGAAACCACGGAAATGTTATCAAGTGCCACATTGATTTCTGAACCTAATCCGTCTTTTTTGACATATAATTTAAGTTCATCGGTAACCCCATTGATGTCCAGCCCCAACTGCGTTACATCTTCCTCTATTTTTGTAACAGACAATTTGAGGTTTTCCGCTGTCTGCTCAATCTGTGAGAACCTTTGGTTGTTGCTTTCCGAGAGTTCTTTTACTTCCAACCTGATACTTTCCGCAGTCTGCTTTATTTCGGAACTCAATTTTGTATATAAATCCTCGAATGCGTTTTCGGCAAGAGCCAACGAGTGTATGTATATATCCCCCGTAAACTTCAACTCAAAATCGCCCGTTCCGTCCCATGTGCCGGAATACTCTTTCATTGCATATTCCTCGCCCGGTTCAAGACGTTCAGTGAAATACAGGTTCTGACCGGGAAATCCTATTGTCAGCGTTCCGGCTGTAGCTACCCTATACCGGAAAGAGATAAAGAACTTTCCCGGTTCTTCCCCTTCCTCATAGGTCGGTTTATTGGCTAAATCAGCATTTGACTGTTTAATTCCGGAAGAAAGAATACGAAGCACGTTTCTATCCCCGTCTCTGATAACGGCAGCCATGGCATCCTTGCGGGAATAGAACTTGTCGTTAACCAATAAGAACTTTCCGTTCACAGTAAAGAAACGAACATCGTTCTTTGTCTCCCAACCGTTCGTATTGCTTGCAAATGATGCGTTATACAGATAATTATCCTTTGCCTGCACCTCGTCAAGCACTTTGGAGATTTCAGAGTAAATCAAGTCTTCCAATATCTTGAACTGGGTCATAATGTTTATTCCCGTTTTCAAGATAAAGTCTCCCATGAACTTGTTGCCTTGCGGACTGATAACCGTCACTTCCTTGCCTGCTAAAGAATAGGAATCTATCCCGGCATACTGATGGATACTCGGTGCATCATCGCCATACACGGACAAGGTGATTGCGTTCTGACGCTTCTTGTCCGTTCTGTTTCCGAGCTGTACAAGACTATCGCCTTCCTGCGGTATGTCGCTGTTTGCATCACAGTCCGTTTTGCTAAGGTCTATGTAATCCTCGCCAACACCTACGCATAAACGCCAATAATAACGGTTGGACACATTCTCGTAGACACCCGGTTTGATATTAAAGTCTTGAAAACGAATCTGGTCACCTTCCTTGAACGGGTTCTCGATAGCCGTTTCTCCATCATCCACCAAAAGATAGCAACGCCAAAAATCCTCGTGTTCTTCCACCGTTCCACATTTCATTCCGGCGGCAGTGAACATGTAGTTTCCGCCTGCATAAGAGAGTTTCTTTATCTCCAGTTCGGAGAACATCGCCTTGATACGCACAAAGAGTTCGTCCACTTCAATGTAGGATTTACCCGTCTTGCTGTCTACTTTGATAACAAAGCCTTCACCCAATGCACCGGAAGAAAAGTTCATGGACTGGATGTAGTCTGAAAACAATCCACCTAAGAACTTTATTAAATAGCTGGTTTGGTCAGGTTTGGTTTTATTCAAAAACAGCTTTTCTCCAAAGGCTTTAATGATTGATTCCACTTGTTGGGTAGTTAATCCTCCACCGCCTTGCCCGCCTACTATTGAATCTATCTGATTCTGTATCTTTTCTAAAGTTCCTACCGCTTTATCATTGCGAAGGGTAATATCATACGTTGGAATGAGAGTGTCTCCTTCCTTTATTGTAAGGCTGTCAATAATAATGCTCCCGTTGATGTTTAAGTCTTCATCCTCGAACAACATTAAATCACCTTCCTTTATACTGCCATGCAGTTCCGGGTGACGCGCCATAAATATTTCATCTACTTTAGGCTCGTAAGTATATCTTACATAATCATTTTTTGCAAGATATTCTTTGGAAGCTGTTAGCAATCTTTGGGAAGCAGCTTTTATATACACATCCGGCATATCAATACCCAAAAGCACAAATTTATCTCCGGCTTTGATAGTAAAATCTTTATATGGGAAATAAAGATTCAAACCTTCATCATAGATTCTGTTGCATGTCAAGACCCACATATCACCTTGTTTTACGGGCTTGTTTGCATCTCTAAGTATTTCAAATTCACGTCCACCACACATTCCGCTTTTCATGGATATGGTGGGAGTTTCATCGGTAAAGTAATCGTTTATGTCAAATCCAATGTCTTTGAGATATATTTTGAACGGTGGGATGGTTTCCCCTTCTTCAAAGTAACCATCATCTACAATTGGCGTATTATCCTTATTCACAGAATCGGAAGCGATTTCATCCAACGCTCCGGTAGCATTTACGATTATTCCCGCGTCTTTCAACTGCTGTGCCGTCATTCCTTCCATAGACGGATATATTTCCGGCAAAGAAGTATCGCTCCCGTCAAAGAAAACCGAACCTTCCCGAACTCCGATAATATCTATGTTTTTACTATCAAGGTATGGGTCAAGTGTTTTTTCCGGAAAATCAGGAAGCATCAAGTTTTTAACAGCCATATTATTGGGAACTAATGCTCCGGAAGGTCTTTTGTACTTTCTTGGAACATTGTCCGTCTCAATGCCTTTTTCTATCCGCATCTTTGCGCCTATGCGGACGTTGTCCTTGTCGGCTTCGCTATTCAACAAAACGTAGCATTTCCCAAGAAAGCTACCTCTTCTCATTTTATAAGAGTGCCTATTGATTGTCACATCATACAATGCTGTGTCAGATAGGAATTTCATGTAAAAAGGAAGCGTCACAACAGCACCGTCTATCAAATGTGTATTAGGGTCATATCCATAAGATACATCCTCGATGGGAGCTTCGACAATAGGACTACCATATGTTGTATAATAGTTGTACGGCAAGTTTTTGGTACCACCATATGCTCTTAGGCGGGTAATTATCTTCTGTGATGAATCCGCGGTTTTTTGTATGGAGTACAATCCCTTGCCCTTTCCATAGCCGAACATGTTTCCTACTGCAATTCCGGCAGTGCCTATTGTTATCGTTCGTCCCCTTATGATAAAGTTTGCCTTAAACTCGCTATTTACCAAAGCAAGTGCGTCCCAAACGTTTATACTGCTTATTGATATGGATTTGTTAGTCTCATTAACATATTCGGGGTGTACTGCAACCGTCCATTTTTGCTCTCCTTTATAGATACGGTCAAGGTTCACCTGTATTCTTTCTGCGAGAGCATTTATGCTTTCAGCGTAAAAACTGAATGTAGGCAGGGAAGAGTAGTGAATTAAGTTATCCTCTTTTACATAGTCCAGGAATTCGCATCTTGTCAGTTCGTCTGCGAGAGAGTTGAAAACTACGTTCTCATATTTGAAAGCCTCTCCGTATGTATTTTTGGAGGCTTGCTTCAATTCAGTAGGGTCGTAGTTTATTTCAAATCTTTCTCCGCGGTATATCAGATAGTCCCCGACTGTAAAATCAATCGGAGTGGGGGACGTAACGGTAATGTTAACGGAACAAGCTCCCATGAACTCTCCGTTATACTCTAACTTGTTAGCGACACATCGTTGCGTCTGCCCGTCTTTGCTGTATATTATAAACCGTCCCATTATGCCGTAAGAATAATTTGTGTTTTAGGGTCGGTTACCCGAAATGTAATGTTGAAAGTTACGACATCTCCCTCATCTGTCTTGCGGACAAAAAGGTCGGATTTTATAGATTTAAAATAAACCCCCTGCCTGCCTATTTGGGTATAGGTGTCATAAACCTTTAATTCTGTTCCGTAACCGTCTTTTCCTATCAGATAGTCCAGGAAGGCGACAATTTTTTCATTGGCTGTTCCCATATCACCTTTATAGGCGAACTCTACTTCTATATCATAGGCTTGCACGTAGAGTTCTTCGGGGAAAAAGGTGTCTTCTCCGTCTTGGTCTATCCAGTCCCTTTTGGGCAAATCCTTAATATCTCCATATACAGTAAAAGGGAAGTCTTTGCACACAATCCCCCATTGGGATTTGGTGTCAATAACAGGACTCCCCAGCTTACTTTTCTGAAAATAGATACTGTAAGGCTTTGCCATGTGTTATTTTGAGTTTGTGTTGTAAAAACAAAAAGAGCCAATCAACGGCATATCCGTTAATCAGCTCTTTGGCTTGTATTATCAATACTGCAAATATATGGTGTATTTTCTAAATAATCAAGTAAAATATTAGAAAATTACCCGATATTTTGTATCCTCTATATCTAAATAATGCTCTTTTGTTTTTCGATAAGATGTTTATTTAACATCTTTAGGTCTAAAGGTGTTTGGGGAATAATAGAGTTTGTTTTGATGATTGTCATATTTTCTCTTCCTACCAATTTCATTATTTCGATTTTTTCACGCTGTATGTCATTAACAATCCCGAATAGTCTTTTTCTAATAGTATTTATATTCATAGTCTAATTTTTTTCAAGGTAAGGCATAGGAAAATGTCGCCTGATGTGGCGGTTAACGACAACACTATGCCTGTTTAATCTTGTTCCAGTGCAACCGCCACGGAGCAATGGTAAGACAACGTTGTTTACAAAACAAACTTACGCATTTTTAGCTGTTGTCCCAAACATAACCTTGCTATTATTTGATTTTTTCTATTGATTGATAGAGCTATTCAAAAACTTGTTTACGAAGTAGACCTGCCCTTTTCCTGTAAGTTTTGTCGTAATTGTAGTATGTAATACTCCGCCGCTACCTGAGCGTACGCCTTTCTTTATCTCGAATAATCCCTGTTCTACATACTGTTGATTCGGAATGTTGTATCGCTCTCCATGCTTACCTAAATACCCGTTTTCACGCATCCATGCAAATAACCTCTTTTCTCCGATAGGGTATCCATTCTGTGTGATAATCTTTGCTAATTCTCCGATTAAGCAAGAACTATTCGCTGATTGTACGGCATTGGTAAAAGCTATGGCGGGAGTGGCTTCGGCAACTTTCTGCTCTGCCTCAATTCGTTTTTGGCGCTCCTCTTTCAAATTCTGTAATGCTTGTATAGCGAAATCCGGATTAGCAAGTAGTTTCTCTATGGTAATATCTGTAGCATAGATTCCATACTTGCGGATTGCTGGTAGAACTTCATGTGTAATCCATCTTCTATACGGTTTTACCTTGTTACTACTACTGAATAGGAGAACTTCATAGAAACCCGTCTCGTTGATAAATGTAGCCATTGAATTTCCGATAATCTCGAAATCGGGATTTAGGGCGTGTAAATCAATAACTTGTACATCTTCCTTATCTAATCTTTGTTTCACAGATGATGGATTTGTCAGTTCCACAACCTTGCATACATCTGCCAAGCAAAACAAAGGTTCATTGTTTTCGTTCATTATAATTCTTACTTCTCCGAATTGTTCGTTTTTGAAAATTTGAATATTGCTTTTCATAACTTTATATCTTTATATAAATGAAAAGGGGAGCACCAGCCTAACCGTATAAAGTGGAAGTTTACGAGTTAGACCGATGTCCCCAAATATCTTTATCTATGCAGAACTTCCACAAACTGCAACTATGATAGCTATCTTGTGGAAGCAAAGTTATTAAGCATTTGAATATCAGTCAAATGTTAATAATGTCACTTTCTATTCTATTTTGGAATGAATGAAATAGAATGAAATGGCGTGAAATGGAATGAAAATCAATTCCAATAAAAAAAACTTATTATTTTGCTGCAATTTAGATGCTATCCAAACAACAAGCTAATAATTGTTTATCGTCGTTAATTTCATGGCCTTTGTACCGTAATGTGTTAACCAATGATAATGTCTGTGATACCCATAACTTTATGTTATTACGTAATGCTTTGAAATATAGTTTACTGCTGTTTGGGTGTTAATCCCATACTTGCCATGTCAAACAACCTTCGCAAACAATTAGCTGAAAGGAAAAACTTTCTTCTTGATAGGGTATAGTCTTTCCCCTCTGCAAACCATTCTTTTATAAAAGTCCTTGCTTCTTTTTCATTAGTGAAAAACAATTGACTTATTTCATTCAGGCTGCACGGATATTTAGTTCCGGCATTATGCTTGGTTACGATATTGCGTACATATTCTTTTATTTTAGGGACAGGGGTGGAGTAGGTGAGTTTATTTGTTTTCATATTCTTTCCTTTAAATTATAATTTATCTATTGCCCACCCGCCAGCCGTATTGCTGACGGGGTATCACAACGTGAACGTTGGTCGAAACCTCAACGTGCATCTATGCTAACATGTGGCAATATTTCCTTATTAAGGCTTCTAAGGTCAAAATCTGACTTAGAGGCGCTCGGGTTGTATTTTGATATAGACATAGGGGCAAGAAGCGCCATTATTTCCAGCTTCTCCTGCTGTATATCGAGTATTACTTCATCCAGTAGTTTTCTTAATTCTTCCATTTTCGTTTTGGATATAGTTGTGGCTGTCGGGCATTGGAACCGACTGCCGGATGATTAAAATAGCGTGATTAGTATTTTTTCATGCAGCTAACGAATAAGGCTATGATAGATATAAGGACGCCTACAATGGCAAGTATTAAATTCCAATTGATAGGATTGTGCAAGTTGGGGTTAACGGCAAGATAGTGCTTGCCCTCTTCGGTGAGTTTGGCACTCCATACATAACCGTCAATTACATAATTGGCTTTCACCAATCCTTTCCTCTCAATGGAACGGATGGAAGCAGTAAATACATGCTTCGGGTATGTTGCCGGGCATTTTCCGCCAAACTCTGCAACAATCCGAAATGCTTGTTTCTCTTCCTTTGTTAATTTAATCCGTTCCATAACCTCTCATTTAATAAGGTACACCCGACAAACAATGCAAGCAGCGTAGATACGGCAGTAATCGTTGAAAGCACAATTAGTATGATGTCTTTCCACGGGATAGGATTTTTCAACATGGGATTATATTCCATGTATGCTTTTCCTTTTATTGTAAGTTTTGCCATATACACAACTCCATCTTCATCAGCCTTATATGATACAAGTCCTTTTTCTTTCAGAAGGTCAAGGGTTGTCACAAATAGAAACGGAGAACATTTCAATGGTAATTTCTTGCCGTTGATACTTACACTTCTGAATACAGCCTTTTCTTCCTTTGACAACCTTATTCTTTCCATAACCTACTCGTTTTCTGCAAATTTACTAAATACTACGCAAATATGTGTTGTTGTGCTATACTATTTTATAGGCGAAATCTTTCTGTCAGAAGGCTTTCCGCCAAATAGATGGTTGATGTAGGCAAGACCTTTTGGTTTGCAAAACACCTTTTGGCATAATATGTCTGGGTGGTTGTCTCTGCGTATTGGCGGCAACAGCGTCATTTCAAAGTAGCCTGCGTCAATATACTTTTGTTTCGGTTCGTTCCTGTCTTTAAAGAATATGCCCGCATCCCTTAGCTTCCCGAAAAGGGTGTTCCTCCCAAAACCGAGATTGAGTATCTTTGCGGCTTGACCTATGTCTACTTTGCCCTCTGCTTTGAAGGCAGCTTCGGCGAAGTCGGCTTTAGGCTGGAGTTTGGTAATCTTTGCATCTTTCTGCTCGATTTGCTTTTGTTGCCGCTCTGTTTCAATACGGAGTTGTTCCTTTTCCTTTTCAGAAGCTACTAACGCTTCCAATGCCTCAAGATAAGTTTGTGGAGTCTTGATAACTTTTTTCTCATTTTCGAGGTATTCTAAACGGTTGATTATTCTTTCGCGCAGAACCGCATCATAACCTGATGCAAGAATAAGACAGCCCTTTGGAGTGAGATTAAAAAGAGGTCTTTTTTGACCGTTAGCGTCTGTGTATGACCCCAATCCAAAATTGGATGCGGATACACCTTGCGATAAGAGGCTGCGAATGTCGCGCATTACATGGGCATGTTGTTTACTCGTAACCTCTGCAATTTCAAGAGAGGTCATACCTTTCTGATTTGGAATTAAGTTTTCCATACTTACTATTGTTTGGCGTTGTAATTATAGACAGACAAACGGCTGTCATTTCCCGTGTCGCCAAACAATAGTAAGATTTTCTCCGAAGAGGAAATATTACGCAGGAAAGACAGCCGTGTATTTTTTATACAGGCAGTTGGGCATAAAAAAAGCCCAACTAAATATAGTGAGCGATAACCGTGCTCTACGGAGAAAGAATACTTTACTATTGTTTGGCACCGCAAAGATATACATAATCCTTGAAGTAGCAAACTTCTTATAAGAAAATCAATTAATTTCGTTTATTTTATAAGTTATTGTGCGAATATATAGAAAATTGACCTGTTTGTCTAATTTAGTACATTATAAAAACAATAAACATGTTATATAACATGCTATATATAACGACAATGGATGTTAATAAAGAAGTATCTTTGCCAACTAAAATCTGTCTATTTGCTTAAAATAAATGTTTATGAAGAAATTTCTATTTGCGACAATATCGCTATTGTTGTTGGTTGGCTGTGCGTCAAATGAGGATGCTGTAGATTTTGAAAATCCCCAATATACTATTGATAGCTTTATTTCATTGGATAATCTATTATTACAATCATATATCAGTGAAGGAAATTATTGTATAGAAGCCTTAGATTTAAAGGATAATCTATTGTTTACAATAAGAGAAAAAGCAGAAGACTACATTTGGGATAAAGGCTTTGGAGAAAAAGAACTATTTCCTGTAAATGGATGCTATTTACTTGATGCTTTAGAAAAAGGTGGTAATTTATATGTGTTAATCAGTTTAGGTGAGTTCTATCAATTCAATTTATCCTCTTGTATCAGACAGCAGAACTCTTTAACTGCCCAATTTGTGAGCTTTAGTCTTTCAAAT